AAGGGGGTGTCCAGTTCCGAGGTTCTCACGGTAACGCCTGGGTACTCTGGGAAGGGGAAACGAACTTGGTACTCGTTCAACTCCCCTGTGTCTACATATGAGTATCTTGTCCACAACTCATCATTGGTCAACGTGGTTCGCGGCCTCGTTGAAAGGGTCTTTTGTGTTGTTGACAAATCTGGGGAATTGGTGCGCCCACCCAAACCCGTGCCGGGCGCCTTCAACGCGAAATTGGGAAGCATTGGTCGACAGCTGAGCAAAACCGTAGGTCACTGCCACCACTGGACGAGGCAACAGTTTGTTGACTCTTACAATGGTCCGCGAAGGGACTCATATGGTCGTGCTGCAGCGACACTGGATTCTGAGCCTTTGACAATCCGAGACAGTTATCTGAGTACTTTTGTCAAGGCTGAGAAGATCAATTGCACTCTCAAGCCCGACCCTGCTCCTAGGGTGATCCAACCCAGGGGGCAGAGATACAATATCGAGGTCGGGAGGTATCTAAAGCCACTGGAACCTCTCTTAATGAAGGCCATTGATAAGCTGTGGGGATCTCCCACAGCCATCAAGGGCTACACGGTGGAGAAAGTGGCGAACATATTGAACGACAAACGCTTGAGGTTCAAAGAACCTGTATACGTGGGATTGGACGCAAGCAGGTTTGACCAGCATTGCTCCGTGGATGCTCTCCGATGGGAGCATAGTGTTTACAATGATATTTTCCGTGACCCCTATTTGGCTGAACTGTTGGAATGGCAAACCCTCAATCGAGGAACAGCTTTTACAGCTGATGGTAAAGCTAAATATCAGGTAGCGGGGTGCCGTATGTCTGGAGACATGAACACATCCATGGGGAACTATTTAATTATGTCAAGCTTGTGCTATGCGTATTGTAAAGAGGTGGGTTTGACAGCTGAGCTCATGAACTGTGGAGATGACTGTGTGCTCGTCCTGGAGTCTGTTGACCTAGGGAAATTATCACAGTTACCTTCCTGGTTCACAAAGATGGGATATACCATGAAAGTGGAGAAGCCTGTCTATTGCATGGAGCAAGTTGAATTCTGCCAGATGCACCCCGTATACACTAGTAGAGGATGGGTAATGGTCAGACGTCCTGATACAGTTATGACAAAGGATTGTTGTGTGGTTCGAGGAGGAATGACAGTGTCGAAACTTGGGGATTGGCTTGGCGCCCAACGGGTTGGGGGCAAAGCCTTAGCCGGGGATGTGCCTGTGTTGGGGCATTTCTACCAGTGCTTCCCTGCGAAAGACACTGACATGGAATCGGACTATGCTGCACCACACAAATTCAGGGCGGGACAGCAGTGTGGCAGCATTTCGAGCGAGGCTCGGTACTCGTTCTGGCTTGCGTTTGGGTTAACCCCAGATGAACAGATAGCTCTGGAAGAGGAGCTGGCCAGATTTTCTTTCCAACTCAAGTTTGGAGAGAGACGGGGACCTGAGGCTTCCTTGCTCGACTTCTGCTGTAGATAACTGACCATTATCAAGGAGACATGGCGCGAGCTAAAGCAAGACTGATGGGCAAGAAAGCACAGGGATTGGCGAATCACATGAGACAGGTGGGCAAACAGGTGAATAGCCTGGATAGGGCGCTAGGTGGCGCTATCATGCGAAACCCGTGGGTGGGTGGCGTGGTGACTGGCGCAAATGCGCTGGTCAAAGGTCTGGATTATTTCTCCGAGTTAACCGGGGACCTGTGTGGCACTGCGATCACACATCCCGGGGCCACTGGTGGATTAGTAGCAGGGGTTGCTAACGGACCGGTCATACGGAGGCGGCGTGCAAAGGTTACGGGAACCCGTGGAATTGTCAGGATTATCCATAAAGAACTGGTTAGCTCGGTGAATTCATCCACCGGACAGCAGCCGTATGTTAATAATGGTGTCCTTGGCACGGACGGGACTTCGGTTTTCACAGTCAATGCTGTGGCTGCGACTACCTTCCCTTGGCTAGCCACTATCGCTTCCAATTATGACTTATACCGCTTTCGGCGGCTTAGGTTTGTCTACGTGCCCCTATGTCCAACGTCCACATCTGGCCGGACCACACTGGTCTATGACCCGGATTCTTCAGACCCCATACCACTGGACCGTGTTGGTTTATCCAACATGTCCTGCTCGACCGAAGCTCCTGTTTGGGGTGCAGCTACACTAGATGTGAAGTTGACAGACACCAACAGGTGGTATTACGGCTCCTCAGAGGGGAGTTCTGCCACCGTTGGTGCCTACCTCAACCAAGGACAAGTAAGTTGGGCCACTTACGGTGTAGCTTCTGCCATCCAGGTTGGGGAAGTCTATGCAGTGTACGACGTTGAACTGAAGGATCCCCAACCCACGCAGACCACTCTTCGAGTGGCTCACGGGATAGGGGCCACAGTTAGCCAGACGTTTGACGTGGCCGCGCCCGTGTTGGCTCGGGCTACGGCAACCTCCATAGGCTTGACCTTCTATACTCCCGGAACATATCTTGTGGTTGCTAGGGCTACTGCCACGGCTAATTCAGCTACGACAGGGACCGACATCACAACCTTAGATGTGAACGGGCATAATGCTACCACCTCCCAGATTCTGTTCTTAGCCGTCCGAGCTAATGCCACAGGCGCTGTTGTCGATTGGCCGGGTCTTACGAGTTTGGGTACATGGGACATCTTTGTGACCCCATCCCCACCTAACACCGGTTCAACGATACTATCTTAACCGTGTCTCCTGGGGTGAAGAAGCTGACCACTTCATGGCTGAAATAATATCACTGGATAGTGAGTTTGCATTCACCCCGTACTCTCAGACATCCTCTACAGTACACTTAAGTCACAAAACAAAGCGTGGAAGGGTGGGACTGTGTCCACAGACATTCTCTGATAAATGGAAAGTGCCGAAGAATGGGTTTTACACCCCCACCGATGTCAGGCTTGCTGTCACGCCACATATCTCAGAGAGAGCTGGCGTGATGGCAACGGTAAAATTGCTAGACGAATCCGACATGAGCCCGAGCCGAGTGTTGTTCCAATCGAAGGAATTCAATCTTGGCCATGGTCTAACGTTGGAGGGGTCTCAGCTGCCGTTTTGCCTGCCAGTGGGGGAATATCCTATAGCGTTCGAGGTCACGGTGTCACGGTCACAGTTTGCGGAAACTCGAACGATGTTCTCAACATCACTCGAGTGGCGAATGATGTGGTCCGCCACCCCGTTATCCAGGGTGAAGTCTGTTTTCGCTGTAGCCCAACAGCCTGTGTTGGACGCAACCCCCTCGTTCAAAATGTTGAAAAATAAAGATACCATTTCCAGTGGGCCTAGGGCTCTGATACTAGACTACGATTCCGGAAAGGTGGACAGTGAGAGTGGTGGTACGACTGTTGGTTTGGTCACCGACGGATGCGTAGGGCCCTCATCATCCACGCTTAGTAAGAAGAGTAGGAAAGTAAAGGAGTGTCCGGGCGGGGCCCCCTAGCCAGTTTACTGGCGGGCTATAAGGGGGGACCTGAATATAACCTCAT